GGAACGCTATGGACTCAGAAGAAGGACGCGTCGAAGCTGAGCTTCTCGACGTCATTCAGGGCGTCATGGAAGACGTCAATAAGCGTCTCGTCCGAGGAGATTAGTCGTGGCGGTAATCGTCCCCATCATTTCTGAGTTTGACTCAAAAGGATTCGATAAAGCGATCAAGGAGTTCCAGTCGCTCGAAGGCGTAGGAGCCAAGTCCGCTTTTGCCCTCAAGAAGGCCGCGCTTCCAGCCGCCGCCGCCGTCGGAGCCCTCGGAGTCGCCCTTTTCGACGCCACCAAGGGAGCAATGGAGGACGCCGCCGCGCAAGACCAGCTCGCCCTAGCTCTCGAGAACACGACCGGAGCGTCCAAGGATCAGATCAAGCAGACCGAGGACTTCATCTCGAAGATGAGTCTCGCGTCTGGTATCGCCGACGATCAGCTTCGCCCAGCTATGGCGAACCTTGCTCGAGGAACGAAAGACGTCGCCGCCGCTCAGGATCTCATGGGTCTCGCCCTCGACATCTCGGTCGGCTCCGGGAAAGATCTCGCGAGCGTCTCCGATGCGCTGGCGAAAGCCCAACAGGGAAACTTCAAGGCGCTAGCACAGCTCACCCCGGAGATGAAGACGCTCATCAAGGAAGGCGCGGATCTCAACACGATCATGGGCGTCCTCGGTGGCACGTTCGGCGGAGCTGCCGCAACCCAAGCCGCCACAGCCCAAGGCCAGTTCCAACGCTTCGGAGTCGCCGTAGCCGAAGCCAAGGAATCCATCGGAGCCGCCCTCCTACCCGTCATCGAGCGATTCCTCCCATACCTCACACAGCTCGGAATCTTCCTCCAAGACAACACGACCCTCTTCCTCATTATTGCCGGCGCGATCGGAGGCCTCGCCGGAACGATCCTCGCACTCAACGCCGCGATGAAAGTCTGGAACGCGCTCCAGCTCGTCATCAACGGACTGGTGACCGTGTTCAACTTCCTACTGAACATGAACCCGATCGGGCTCGTCGTGATCGCGATCGCCGCACTCATCGCCGTCCTCATCGTCCTCGAGAAGAAGTTCGGAATCGTCACGAAAGCATGGGAAGCTCTAGTCGGAGCATTCCGCGCACTCAAAGACGTCGCGATCGGCATCTTCGACGCGATCGGAGACGCGATCGTCGGCGCATTCAAGGCCGCATTCAACACGGTCGCCCGTCTCTGGAACAACACGATCGGACAGCTTTCATTCGAGATCCCGGAGTGGGTCCCCGGTCTCGGCGGTAAAGGCTTCTCTGTCCCGTCGATCCCGATGCTCGCCGAAGGTGGAATCGTCACGGGACCGACCCTTGCGATGATCGGCGAAGCTGGACCCGAAGCCGTCATCCCACTCAACCGCGCCGGCGGGGTCGGAGCGACCTACAACATCACCGTCCAAGGCGGCGTCGGAACCTCAGCTGAGATCGGTCGCGCCGTCGTCGATGCGATCAAGGCCTACAACCGCCAGAACGGTCCCGCGAACATCCTCGTCGCATAATGGCCACCTCGATCGTTCAGTCCGGGAACTACTCCCTCCAGATCGACACCGGCTTCGTCCTCGACGCATTCACGCTCGACTCAGCGACTGCCGGCCTACTTGACGGAACCCAATACGTCCTCGACGGGACGACCTCCTACGCCGACGTCACCGACGGAACACTCAACATCTCGATCAAGCGCGGACGACGCGACACCGGAGACCAGTTCTCCGCCGGAACGATGAGCTTCACACTCAACGACACACTCGCCGACGGAATCTTCAACCCGTTCGACCAGCTGTCGCCCTACTACGACGAGAACGAAGACGTCCCCGGACTCGCACCGCTACGCCGCGTCCGCCTCTACCGCTACAACTTGAGTAACGTCCCCGAGCTGCTCTTCGTCGGGCGGGTCGTGAACTACAACTACACGTTCACGCTCGGCGGCTTGAACACCGTCTCGGTGTATTGCGCGGACGACTTCTACCTACTCGCTCAAACCGTTATGGACGAGCTCAACGTCACGCCAGAGACCTCCGGCGAACGAATCGAAACCGTCCTCGATCTCCCAGAAGTGGACTATCCGACCGGACCCACAGCCCGCAACATCGACCCCGGAACCGTCGATCTCGGACATGACTCCGCCTACACCGTCCCAGCTGGAACGAACGTCCTCGCTTACCTTGCCCAGATCAACGACACCTCGGAGTTCGGACGACTTTTTATGAGCCGCGCGGGGGTCCTCACCTTTCAGCCGCGCATCGGGACAACCCTCTCAGGGCCCGTCGCCGACTTCCACGACAACGGAACCGCGATCCCTTACGACGCCGTAGGCATCACGTTTGAGGCGGACGCCGTCGTGAACCGCGCCGTAGTCACAGGCCTCGACGGGACTTCCACCACAGACTCCGACCCCGCCTCGATCGCCACCTACTTCATCCAGACCGACTCGATCACAAACTCGCTACTCCACGACGCCGGACAGATCGCCGACGCCGCCGCCTACCTACTCGACCCGTACCCGGAGGCCCGCTACACCGACGTCTCAACCGCATTCCCTAAACTGACGACCGCGCAACGCGACACGGTCGCCGTCGTCGATATTGGGGACACGATCTCGATCGAGAAAAGCTTCCCCTCTGGGGCCGGCACGACCAGCCTTGCTCAAGAGCTATCGGTCGAAGGGATCGAGCATCAGATCGACTACTCGACCGGGCATCGAATCACCTTCTACACCTCAGCCACAACGGTCGTGTTCGAGCTGATACTGGATGACGCGCTGTATGGCACACTCGACGAGCTGAACGTCCTAGGATAGGCGCATGGCGAAACAAGACTTCACAGCCGGACAGATCCTCACCGCCGCCCAGATGGACTCCCTACAGGCGAACGATTACAACTGGACGGTCAGCACCAAGACCGACAGCTACGTTCTCACCGCCGCCGACGCCGGAACGACGGTCGTGATGAATGCGGCAAGCGCAAAAACGATCACGGTGAATACTGGCCTTTTCACCGCCGGAGACACACTTCGGATCTACAACATCGGCGCGGGTACTTGTACCGTCACCGCCGGAACCGCAACCGTCACCACATCCGGATCGCTCGCTTTGACGCAATGGGGAGGCGGCACACTCTATTTCACGTCGGCGTCAGCCTCTATCTTTTTTCCCTTCGGTGGCGTAAGTTACGGGTCATTTAGCGGCGGATCAACGATTACGGACGGTGGCGTCTCGTACAGTTACCTCGGTTTTACATCGACATCTACGATCACGATCGATCGCGCTGGCCTTTTCGACATCATGGTCGTCGCCGGTGGAGGCGGTGGTTGTGGGAATAATGGCGGGGCCGGAGGCGGAGGCGGAATCATCTATCAGACCGTCTATCTCACAGCGGCTACGCATCCGATAACCATCGGTGGCGGTGGTGCGGGTGGCGCAGGTGCGACAAACTCATCAGGCGCACAAGGCAACTATTCAGCCCTCGTACAATTCGCCGCACTCGGAGGCGGAAAATCAAACTTCGACGCGAACGGATCGGACGGCGGTTCAGGTGGCGGCGGTTGGGGCGCAAATAGTCGAACCGGCGGAGGTGGACAAGCTTCCCAAGGCAATAGCGGCGGAAACGGAACCGCAAGCGGATCGGGCGGTGGCGGAGGCGGTGGCTATTCAGGCACAGGCGGAAACGGCACAAGCACAACAGGCGGAAACGGTGGCGCAGGCCTGACCACAACATTCACTGGCTCAAGCTTGGTCTTCGGCTCCGGCGGCGGCGGATGCGGTGGAACGACCGCAGGAACCGGCGGAACCAACGCAGGTAACGGCGGAATCAACACCGCCAACGCAACCAGCGCAACCGCTAACCGAGGCGGTGGCGGTGGCGGCGGCGGAAACAACAACGGCAACGGAGGCAACGGCGGATCAGGATTCGTCGGGATTAGATTCAAGGTCTAAACATGGCACATTTCGCAAAGATCGAGGACAACAACGTCACAGAAGTCATCGTCGTCGCTAATAGCGACTGTGGTGATTTGCCATTTCCTGAGAGCGAGCCGATAGGCCAAGCGTTTATCGCATCGGTCGGCCTTACCGGGACATGGCTACAAACCTCCTACAACGGCAACTTTCGCGGATGCTACGCAGGAATCGGATACACCTACGACCCAGTCGCCGACGTCTTCGTCGGTGAATCAAACCCCGACCCGATCGAGCCCGTGTGAGCCGATGGATACTCCGCTCGTGGTGGCTCTTATCGGTGGGGGCTTCTCTGTGGTCGTTGCGCTCATTCATAAACTCGCCAAAGAGAACCGCGAAGACCACGGGACCGTCCATCGAGCTCTAGGACGCATCGAGCAGAAGATCGACTCACACGTCGAGAATCACGGAGGCCAGTCATGAAGTTAGAACATAAGTCGATGATCGCCAGCTACGCACGATCCGCGATCGGGGCCGCGCTTGCGCTGTACCTTGCTCGACCGAATGACGTCACGGTTCGCGATCTGGTCGCCGCCGCGATCGCCGCCGTAGCGCCGCCGCTTCTTCGCTGGCTAAACCCATCCGACCCAGCTTTCGGACGGTCCACGAAGTGACGCTTATCCCCGCCAAGCCGGACGTCGTCGGCTCGAGACCGTACACCGGGAACTCCGACGGCCCATCGGCCTACAAACGGATCGGCATGAACGAATGGATTCGTCAAGCGATCCACGCCTCAAACGGAGCTCTCTGGAATAACGGGAGCTGGGGTCAGCGCGACATGAAAGGTAAGCCCGGATCGTTATCGGTTCACGCGACTGGACGAGCCGTCGATCTGAGCTTCCTCAAGACGAAAGAGCATCCGACCGCGAACCGCGCCGAGGCGCTCAAGTTCATCGAGACCGTCGTCAAAAACGCGAACACGCTCGGCGTCGAAGCCGTCCTTGATTACTTCCCTACGAAGTACGGGCGGGGCTGGAGATGCGACCGCCAGAAGTGGCAGAAATACACGAAACCGACGATCAACGGAGCTCCCGGGGGCTCGTGGGTCCACGTGGAGATCACTAGCCAAGCTGCCGACTCGGTCATCTTCGTCAAAGCCGCATTTCTCAAGGTGTTCGGAAGCATCCTCGACTAACTCGAGCCGATCCCCTAGGGTGGGATCACCGACAGAAGGAGAGCCTTATGGCAGATCTACCTACGTTCACCTATGAGCCGCTCGTCGGCTCGCTACCCAACGGACAGCAAGTGCTCGTCCAGATCTTCCGTAACCCGGAGACCGGACAGATCCTTGACGCTCAGATCGCGTTCAGATCGTGGACTTGGGACACGTGGGGCGTCCCAGTAGCCCTCGAGGTCGCACCATGAACTTTCAAGCCCTCAAAGTCGCTGGAGTGTTCATTAGTGCCATTCTCGGTTTCTCGTCGCTCTGGGAGGCTCCTAGAGGCCTCTCCGAGCCTCTCAGCGTCACCTCGACGACCGTCTGGATCGACAACGGCTACGAGGAAGCTCCAGCACCGTCACCGACCACGATCCCAACGATCGTCGCTAACTGTGACGACGCGGTCGCGCTTGCTCGAGCGATCGGCTTCCCAGAAGAAGAGCTCGACACGCTCCGAAAGGTCATGGAACGCGAGTCCGGGCCGACGTGCGCTCCGACCGCGTTCAACGCCGCCGACCCAGTAGGCGGATCGTACGGTCTCACTCAGATCAACGGTTACTGGTGTGTGCCTAACTCGCTCTGGACGATCGGCTGGCTCCAAGCCCAAGGCGTACTCGACGAGTGCTCAGACCTGTTCGATCCAGAGATCTCACTTCGTGCTACCCTCGCCATATTCTTCAACTCAGGCTGGAACCCTTGGAGGACCGCAAAGTGAACGAAATCCCCGACACGTACATCGACCGACACATTCGCGCTCAGCGTGAGCTCATAGACGAGATCATGAACCCTCACGCGTCGATCATTCGGCGTCTTCGCACGATGCGGAACTCGCTCAGCTTGGAAGATCCGACACCGGTCGCCGACGTCGCGCTACTTGATCGCGTCATCCAGATCCTTGAGGCCCACTCATGAGCGATACGAACTTCCACGATGACCTTCCCGGCCTGTGGCCTTGTATGAGGAACTACAGAGAGCTTTCCGAGTCTTATGAGCTGCTCGTTTCGGCGTTTGACGACGCGCTTGACCGAGCATTACGTGGCGAAAAACTCGAAGAGAAGGACATTAGAAAAGCGAGAGCTCTTCGCCGGC